TTATCTATTTTTTCTTTTTTATTTAAATTATCTATATTATATATAGTGGTGGTAGCAACATTGGACGCAATTTGCGTTGAATCTTGCTTTGAATGTTGCGTTGAATCTTGTACTGATTTAGTGTTCACTTTTTTACCTGGCTCTTTACTTGCTTCTTCCAACTCTTGTTTATCATAGCTTACTTTAGTACCTCTTTTCAGTTTTTCAATTCTAATATTAAATTCTTTAATGTCAAAGATTGACATTTCATCATACTCTTTAATCTTATCATAATTGATTTTAAACTCATTGGCTATTTTATTCTTTGCACCTCTTCCAAGTCCATTACATCTTACATCAATAATATCATTAATATAAAGTGCTTCAATGGTACACCGAATATCAGCCCTATCAAAAAGGTATATAGTATCACTTATTTCTTCAATTGACATAAAGAAATAACCATCATCAGATAATTTACCTTTTGACTTCCAATAAGTTTCTTTTTGAATTAATGCTAAGAGTAGACTATATGTGTAGACATCACATAGATAAAATAAAGTTAGGGGTGCAGCAATAAATTGATATTCAATTTGCTTTTCGTTTTTTTCCATAAATTTCAATTCATTAAATCTAGTTATTTTAATCTCAATTCTCTTTTTAAAAAGAAAGCGAAGCAGATAGTAATGAATTGAGAAGTTAGCTATCTGCACCAGCTTGCAATCTGTCTTTCTAATTATAAATATCATCAACTTCCAAGAAGTGTGACCAAACGTATATTTTTTTTATTTAAAAACCAAGAAAAATCACCTAAAAATTATTAGAGGGACTTGTTCTACTTTGAGATATGAATTATTTTTGCAGCGTAAACAATCAAAGTGTTATAATCTTGTAATCAGGTACATACAAATTGATATGGGTAAAGAGAAGGGTAACAAAAAAGGGTATCTAGACCAAGATACCCTAAAATTATTTATAGGTTAAGGGCTATGGTAAATTCTTCCATAGGTGTAGTAATTTTTTCCATACCTGTGGTAATTTTTTCCATAGGTGTATCAATTTTTGATATAGGTGTACCATCAGATGATACACGAATTAACAGTACCATATTAATAAAAAAAGGGATTCATTATTTGAATCCCTGAATTACTTTATTTCTGTTTTGATTTGATTGCTTTCTCCTCTTCTTCTAGTTCTTTTTTCTTTCTGTTTATTTCTGCTAGTTTCTCGTCAGCTTCCTTATTACTTTCAATCTTCGTATCAATCAATTCAATTATAGATAATAATTCCTTCTTGTATGTTTGAAGAGTAAGGGTTTCGACATAATTTTTCAACCCACTCTTAATATCCTCAATGAAAGGGATTAAAGTACGTTCCTGCTTCAACTTACGTTTATAAAATACGATTCTTTTGTATTTTGCTTCAACTGATAAATTAGACCAGTTCAACTTCTTAGTCTCACTGATTGAAGCCAAATATTGTTCTTCGTATTTCTGAATCTCACTTAATTTGTCCTGTTCGGATAATGATTTCCTTCCTGCTGTTGCCATAATTATTTATTTAGTTCTTCTTTTAATTTTTCAAGTTCAATCTTAATGACATCACAATTTTCAATTGCATTATCAATCTCTTTAATAGTATGACTTCTATCTCTTAAACAAGCCATCATTCCCACTTTATTGGCAATTCTAAACAACTCATAATCAAGTTTGTATTCGTCATTATCAGTTACATTTGACACCTCAATATTAAGGAGATTAAATAATTGGTAAGTCATTCTATCTTTGTTCTTTGCCAATAAATCTTTTAAAATTGGTTTGATAATAGTACGATAATCAGGTCTTGGAATGGTTCTTACTTCTTTCAAAGCTAAATCAATCCTTTTATCAATCAGATAGTCATATATTCTATATGCGGTATTTACCATAAGTTCATTTTTATCAATATTGCAAAACTAATCAAAATTATTCTACAAACAAAAAAGCGCACTATAAAAATAGCACGCTCTTTCCAATTTATTTATCAATTTATTCTTTTTTATTTTTATTATATAAGTGTTTGTAATGATAGTCCACCCCGAACAACGCACCAGCAAAAGTGCAAGATTCTCCGAAAGCTATTAAAACAGATGTGTCAATAATACCAACTGGTGCGATGGCTATGCCTGCGATTAACAGACCACATCCAACCAACACTAAAAATAATGCACAAAATAACTGTGTTCTGAATTTTATTTGTTTCATTTGACAATAAGTATTTAATTGATTATTAATCAACATCACGCAAATCTATACGGCTTATACACATATTCTTATCATCCTTTTTCCTATATACTCTCACCACAAAATCATTCTTTGGATAATTCGTAGAATCATAGCTGTTTTCAGTCAATCTAAAATAAATATTGCTCTCAATTTCAGCTTCACCTTCGTAATAGATTGTACTAAATTCACCAATCATATTATCAACAATTATTTGATTAACACTTCCGCCTGTTAGATTTTGTAATCTATAACCTGAATGTTCAATATCAAGATAATAATCTGCCGCATTAAAAGTTACGGTTTGTTGACTACTATCTGCTTTCCGATATGTTATTAATGGTTTAACAATCCAACTAATACCAACGTGATGAACAGCTTTAAAGAATACAGAAGATATAAGCATTGTATCTTTTGGTGAGGCTTGAACTACGAAAGATTTATGATACTCGTGATAGTTAGGAAAATTCAACGGAAAACAGCCACCTAAACTAGACCATTCATTCAAATCCTGATAATCTTCAAACTTCTTTAATATCATACAAACATATAGGTCAGTCGTTAGACCTGCATCGTCTTGTGCCGATGGTAATTCAAGTGTCTGTTCTGCTCTATCTAAATCCTTTATAGCTTTATCTGTTGTTATAACCCTTATTCTGTTTGCATTGACATAAATAAAAGCAAGATAAATATTTTGTGTATTAAAGATTTCGCTTAATGTTAGTTGTCCGTCTAATTGACTGAATTTCAATTTACAAACTGTCGGTTTTATACTATCAAATTCAGTCGTGATATTCATTGTAATTGGGCTTTTTGCGTTGTGGCTATAACCACGAAAGTCCCCTAAACGAAAAGGTTGTTCAGTGCCACCCGAAGGCGGATTATAGTACATTTCATCCATTTCCTGACCTGATTCAGGCTTATTCTTTTGAACAACCATTTGGAAGCCATAAGCCCTACCTCGCCACGCCTGATAATCATCAAGTTCGACCTTGTTTGCAGCATAAGCAAAAGGTTTACGCCACGCAAACAGATTTATGTTTTTACTTGTACATAAATCACTCAATTTGCTTGATTTTTCCCCCAGTTCTTTTGCTACCATTTGTATAGTTAGTCCTGTATATGGTAAACTCATTGTAATTGTGCTTTTAGTTCGTTTATTTGTTGTTGAAGATTATTTATTGTTTGTTGCAGTTCTGCTATGTCAGCTATCGAATGTGCGTGTTCAAAAGCAGCATAAACTTGTTTATAGTCTTCACTATTTTCTCCGTATGCTACAAGTTCCTCTTTACTGATAACTGATTTATTAAATATGGTACGTTTCTCAATGACGTAGTTTCCGTCTTCATCAAGATAGTAAGGCAAGCCGCCACCACCGCTACCACCAATAAAAGACGTACTTCCACCACCATATCCACCACTAACATAATTATATTTATTCCGTGATAATTTAGGAATTGATATTGTATTGAATTTCATTTTTTATTTCATTTCAAAAATTGTTATTTCATTTTGATTCTCTCTAAAATTATTTTTATTTGAATCAAAAAAGAAATATTTATTTAAATAAGGGAAATAAACACGTGAACAAGGATTTAAATCTTCATTAATTGTGGTATTCAAAATTATACGTGGTTTTTCATAGTATTCCGCATATTTTTGTACAAGATTCAATTCCTGTTGTTGTTCAAGGTTCAATGGATTTAGCCCTTGATATGTGAGTTTATCCAAGTAACTATATTTATTATTAATATTGGTAAATACAGACGAGTAAGAGAAATCTTGTGCTGTTTGTGTATTGATTTTAAGTTCAATATCATCAAATTCGTTCACATAATCATCATTAATGACATTGGTGTATGCTATATCATTATCAAGACTATCTTTACCATCAATCTCTGCTGTTCCTGTATATAATTTCAGACTAAGGTTTTTAAGGAACGTATAATAAGGGTATCTGTAAATTCGTCCACCTTGTCCGTATGAGTTAGGAAGTGGTCTAAGTACACTAAATTCAATCTTGCCAAATAAACCGTCACTTGCTTTAATAGGAATGGCGTAGCCTGTTGCATCTAGGTTCATATCATAAGTGATATTATTAGCAAAATCGTTCCACTCGTACCAAATTTTACTTTTCCCGTAGCCACCCACATCTATAATAAATCTTGTCTCCTCATCAACCCATTTGCCACCGTTCCACCACTTATCACCTATTTTTAATTTGAATTTGCAGCAAGGGTCTCCGTTTGCGTTATTCCAATTCAAGTCACCACCCCTCTTTGGGTCAGTGTATAGCGAATCTGATTGAAAATATTGTCCTGATAGAACAAGATAACCTGTCGTGGTTCCTGAAGGTAAAATTGCAGTATCAACAAGGTAGTTGGGATTTATCTTCAACACTTCAATGTCTTGTTTTAAGTACATTGTTAAGTCTGTCAGACTTGAATAATTTTTGTTACCAAGTCCCGTTCCAATAGCCAAAACATTCTCAAAATTCAGAGTAGCAGGCTTTCCATCCGCCCAATGGTACTTTGCTTGTTTGGTGATTAGGCAACCAATGTTATTAATAATAGTATCATCCGCATTACTACTGTATTGTTCCAAATTAACCTCTATTGGTTGAAGTGAATCTCTATCTGTAAACACATTTTCAAATTTCACATTCTCGTAGAACTTAACGAAATACGACCACTGGCTACCATCCCTTTGTACATAATAAGGACTAGTCTTAATCAAAGGATTGAGTAATGATTCATCATTCAAATCAGGAATTACATTTTCAATTGGATATAAATTACAATTGACTGTTACTTTATTGTATGTTTCAGATAAACTGATATTAGTGTCATTGGAAGCTATTTTGCCTGTCAAATCAATGACATTATCAAGCTGCTGCATTTCTAATTCAACATCATTCTCAATGTCATATTTATGGTAATTGAATTGATTATTATTTATGTAATTGTAGTCAATCAAATATACATCATTATTATATATGGTAAGTGACATTCCTAAGAATTTCATCATTTCTTCAAGAACTTCTTTCATACTCCAAGCCGTGTTCTCCGCATCATCATCAAAGAAATTCAACTCTGAAATTGATAACCTATCAAGATATAAATGTGCATCCGCATCACTACCAATAAGAAAATTATATGGATAATACAGGTATCGATAATCGCACTCACAAGCCTTTAAACACTTCTTTAATATATTTTTGAATGAAACAATTGTTCTGTTAAACGACTGATATTTAATATATTCTAAGATACTGATACCGTCTACAGCTTGTAATTCAATTACTTCTAATATATCGCTATATGGTTGAGAATATGATACAGGGGTAGCGTACCCCTTGAATATCACATCATCATTACTAGTTACACTTACTCTTGTCCCTTTTGCAGTACTTGAATACAAATCAAATAGCGCATCTTCATTCACTATATTAATCGTTGCGTTATGTAATTTAAGATTGGAATACAGACCGTCTGATACAGTCTCAAGCGTGAACGGCTCACTTGATAACTGTATCTCTTTTGTCTGTGTATCAATATTATTGGTGACTATTTCTATTTTGTATTCCTTATTATTATAGTCAGAAAAATAACCTATATATTTCATTATACTTTATTCATTTTACCATTATAATTTTTCAACACTCCAATTAATTCAGAGCCTTTGATTTTGAACTCAACATTGCCATTATTAATTGAAGAACTACCACCATTCAACATTCTAAATAGCCTTGATTGTTGATTTTTTGTCAAGATGGCTTCGCCTGCATTTACTCTAGCTAAGTTGTTGTCACCGTGAAACTTAGAGCCACCAACTACACCGCCACTAGCGAATTTCGGAATGGCACTGAATAGAGCGAGAACTGCGGCAATAGCTCCACCAATTGCCAATAGGTTATAAGGGAACGGCAATTTTGCTGCACCTTTTCCTGCGCTTGAAGCTGCTTCTGCTGTGTTCGCTGCAACATTGGCTGTTGCTGTTGTTTTTTCTACGGCTGCTTCTGCTGTGTCGGCTGCTATTGATTGAGCACTACTTTGTGTTTTAGCTGCTGCTTTGGTCGCTTCTGCGGAAACAACCGCATTGGCTTCTGCTTGTGTTGCTGCAATACGTTGTTGTGCTGCATTTGTTTCAATACTAGATAAAGATTGAGTAGCAGTAGCAAAGTTATTCATCAGTTTGTCTAGCCTTTCCCACATTTCAGTCAACTCCAACATTGCATCAATGGTGGTGAATATTGAATCAACAATATATTGAAATTGCTCCCATCCGCTCATTTCATCAAAATTCTCAAATCCTTTGATGGTGTCAATCAATTGATTACTAACACTAACAGTCTGTTTAATACCTTCGTAAGTACCTCTACGCACTTCTTTATCAAGCTCTTTTATAGCTTGTTGAGCTTGCTTCAATTGGAACTTATCTTCAAGGCTAACTACGTGTGTACCAAGTAATTGAATAGCATTATCTAGTAACTTAACCTGATTAAGTAACTCATTACTACCTTCCGTTTTTAACTCCTTCGCCTTAGCAATATCATCTTCGGTTACGTTAGAGCGTACTTGTTTTAACTTATCCAATTGGGCTTTTAAGTAGTTCAATGTAACTTCATTACCTCTATCTTCTTTAGCGTCAAAAGACAAAAAATCCCATTTGTTGATTTTTTCACGACCACTACCTGACATTACATTATTGTAGTTCTTCTTCAAGTAAGCGGCACGGGAACTGGCTTCTCTGTTATAGCGATTCAGTTCTTTGTTATGTTCTTCTTGGTCGTTCTCTTCTTTTAAGGTCTTGATTAATTTTTCTCTTTCTTTAATCAAATCCTTATATTTTTGAGTCTCTAATTTTGAAGTGTCTCCGTTAAACTCATAACTAGAAATAAGTGATTGAAGAGCTGATAATTTCTTCTCGTGAAATTTTTTATCATCGATTAAATTTAATGCTAACTCTTTTGAATAATAATCCAAATTGATAGCATATCTCTTTTCAGCGTCAGCTATACTGTTCTCTCTTTGTTCGGCTTTCTTATCAGGTTTTGGTATATTGGCAATTGATTGATTTTTTATGAATTGGTAAGAACCAGTCGTTTGAGCATATTCAAGTGAATTTCGCTTATCACCTTTTTTATCTGTATAGGTTTGACCGTCCAGTTCTTTATAAATTTCATCAATCAAATCTTTTGCTAAAGTGTTGATTTTCTGTTTGATTTGTTCGTCATTCCACCCCTTTGCAGTGCCTTCTTTACGTACATTAGCGATAGCCAAATTCAGTTCACCTTCTTTATCGCTTAGGTACTTATCGATGTCAGATGTCAATTTGTCTTTTACAGGTTCACCTTCAGGAAAATTTCTATTTAATTCCTTAATTTTTAGTCCTGCTTTTGCATTATAGTGAGCTATTGTCAAGTTGGCAAATCTTTCGGCAGTTGAATTTAAAGAAGCAGAATTTTTATCATTCTTAAAAGCGTCTTGAATTAATTTAATTAATTCTTGTTTTTTGATGGAATCACCTTTATCAGATAATAGAATGTTATTTATATTGTTTTTTAAAGCATCAGTTTTAATTTTTGCCACTTCTTCAATAAAGCCGTTCTTTTCAAATCTCTTTTGAATACCATTTAATTCTTGTTTGAAGACAGCATTAGTTTCAAAAAATGACTTATTCAGTTCTTCGATGGCGTTATTTTTAGCTTTAAATATATTGTACTGTTTCTGCCACTTGATAACATCTTTAATTCTATTTGCTAGCTTATTATATTCTTCGGCACTCTGATTGACACTAATTTTTTCCAAATGAAGTTTTTCTAACAATTCGGGATATTCCCTCTTTAGCTTGCTCATAGCTGCCTGCCAAGCATAGCTACTTGATTCGTGCTCACGTAATATACTAACTAATTGAAGAAAGGAAGTTTCCAACTTATTGTTATTTGTAGTGGCTTCGTCCATCAACTTATTAGCGTTCCTAACCGCTTCTGTGCTCTTTCTCCAAGCACTAACCAAAGACGTTCCTACCACTGAAACAAGGGTAAGAGCCAATCCAATCCACCCACCGAAAAAACTATATATGCTTCTACCAACAGTTTTTGCAGCATTTCCAATTTTACCAAATACGGTTGTCATTGTGCTTTGAAAACTGGAAGCACTGGCAACAATTTTGCTTTTATCTCGTTCAAAATCTACATAAGCAGTACGTAGTACATTAACGTTAACATTCTGACTTTGACGATTGAAGGTAGATAAAGTATCAGCCACATTCGCAATAGCTCTCTTATACTTCTGTGTATTTGTGGTACTAGCATTAGTAATGTAAGATAGGTCGTTCATCAATTTCTGATAAACCTTTCCGTTCTTTGTACTTAAATCGAAATTCGCTGCAACTTGTCCCAATTCTTGGTGTAACGACCTATAATAATTTGCCGTATTTTTATCGACACCTGAATTGATATTAGTGATACTTTGAGCTATGGCTGCATTTTGGTACGCATCCCCTCTTTTGTTCAGTTCTTTTGTGTATTCCTGTTCGGCAAAGCTCTTCAATTTTGTTTGTGTTTTTTGGAAGATACTACCAATTTTACTTAATGCTAAACCGACTGCACCGACCATAATGGTTGGAATATCTTGGATTCGTCTGATAAATTCAGCCAATATATTTAATGGTTCTGTGAACAGATTTTTAAAGCTATCAAAGATTTTGATTTGAGTGTTTTCATAAACAGAAATCAACGTTTTTTGAGCCTTCTCAAACTCGCCCAAACCTTCATCAAACATCCTCGCAGCCTCACCTTGACTGTTGGCTACGGCTTGGTAAAGCTCTGACATATCGGTATTTAGCACCGCCGCCATCTTCGGCGCCCCCAACTTATTTGCGAATTGAGAAAGGTCTTGAATTGAGAAGCCCATTGCGGCTTTTTTCATACGTTCTAGGGTCTTTATCAAACCTTCAGAACGTAATGAAACTTCATCAAGTTGGATTCCATATTTGGACGCTACTTTAATCGCATCGGGGGTCTTATCTGCTATGGCTAACAAAATCTGTTTTAGTCCCGTTCCCGCTTCGCTTGCCCTGAAACCTTGATTTGCCAAAGCACCCAACACGGTAGCAGTCTCTTCAATGGAAATACCCGCACTTTTAGCAATAGGAGCAGCGATTTTGAAGGCTTCATACATTTCCAAAACGTCTGTTGCAGAAGCACTTGCTGCTGTTGCTAACACATCATTAATCCTAGTTAAATCCTTAGCAGCCAACCCAAAAGCATTCATTGCAGTGGTGGCAATATCAGCGGCATCAGCCAATCCTATCGCTTGGGATTGAGCCAATTGCAAAACACCCCCTAACGCTTCTTTCGCCTGTAAAGGCTTGAAACCATTCCTGATTAAATTTTCAAGAGCGGTAGCAGCTTCCGTAGCCGTGTATTTGGTGTCCCGTCCCAATCGCATTGCTTCTTCTCGTAGTGCTTTAAATTCTGTTGTAGAAGCCTTTGATATAGCCATCACACGTGCCATTGCATCTTGGAACTGTGCACCTGCTTGAATCATATCACGACCAAAAGATAAGGCAGAAAAGCCAGCAAAAGCATTGATAGCTAACTTTTTAAACTTAGTAAGTTGTGATTGTATATTTTTTACACCTTTTTGAAAATTCTCTGCTGCCAGTTTCACGGCAATGGAGAAATCTAGTTTTTTGCTCATTTATGTTTGTGTTAATAATTTTATTCAGGTTTTACCCATTCGATTGAACCACTAGCCATAAAGTTCTTCAACTTATCTTGGTGGTTATCAATTACTTTCAGACCTTCTTTTTCTTTCTCTTCTTTCTCCCAAGAGAATGGTAATAATTCATTTACAGATAGTTTCTTAGCGTTGATATGCGGCATAATGGTTAAATACGTAAATAACCGTTTTTCTTCTAGTCTGTTTTTATTTTTATCATCACGATATTTGATGTAACTATCTATTTCGCTGTAATGCATCTCGTTCAATACATAGTTAATATCAAGATTACAGTCCATCACCAATATCGGTACTAGTTGATGAATGAATACCTTATTGGATTCTTCTTTATTTTGTGTGTTATTTTCAGTAGGTATTTCTTTATTTATATCCTGATTATTGAAGAACTGGCTTTCAAACAGGAAGATTTGTTGAAGCCTTGAATTAATTTCATCAACAAATTTTTCATCAGTGAATAGAAATTTTACCGTCTCTTGATATGTGCGTTTGAAGTCATTATTCGCAACCAACATACAGTACAATAATGGTACTACATCTTCTTCGCTACCATTGAACTCTGAAAACGGCTTTCCTGTTAGTCTCTCATAATTTATAATGCTTTTGATATTTAATTTTAAATTAAAATTTAATTTCCTCATATCCATTTTTAATAGATATGTTTTTATTCATTAAAATGAATAATATAATAGGTACGCGCGTACATTATTATATATAGGTATAAAAAAAGGTGACTAAAATTAATTAGCCACCTTCAAAATTGATTATTGTTTTTATGCTTTCGCATCGGTCTTAGTCAATGCGCCATCACCTGTTAACTCAATACTCATTGTACAAACTGAACCATTGTCTGCCGATAAATTACAGCTCGTGCAATATGCTTGACCTGTGTAATAAGTTTTTGTTTCATCCAATTCGAAATTACCTGCTGAAATGTCTGTCGTTTGTCCGAATTTGATAAGGAATGGTTTACGTGAAACCATCATATCAACGAAAAACGCATATCCCGTTTCATCGTAACTCATTAAGGATTCAGTACTTACAGTCCATTGAAGTTTGCCAGGTAATGCGCTTGCCCAAACTCCCGCCATTTTATTTGATGTATCAATCGCATCTTGAGACAAGTTCAAAGAGCAAGATGTTGAATAAGCGATTGGGTTATAAGTATCGCCTGAACCTGATTTAACATAAAGGAATAACTCATCCCCCAAGATTAAATTATCTGATGTATATGTATTTGCCATATTTTTATTTTGTTTGTTTTTTATTTTATTGAAAATGAGAGAGTTTGTATATAAACGTCTCCATCGTAATCTTCTGTACTATCAATCATTTCGATAGCATTTATATTTTGTGCTTTAGTGTTTATTTTGTATCGACCATCCAAGCATTGAAAGACTGCATCCGCTATTTTTTGTGATTCATCATAACTTGAAGAAACACAACTGATAAAGACAATACAATTGTGGAAAGCTATCCCTGTTTTAGTTCTATCAATACTATATTCGTCTCTTACATAAACAATGTAAGAGCCTTCAGTTCCTTCAGGAGCTATAACAGGATATACCCTACTATCAACCAGTTCTTTTATCTTTTCATCATTCAATAGCCTTTCTCTTATCAATGTACATACACTAAATTTTGTTTGAAGTTTTGAAGGATAGAAAGTTACATTATCCATTGTGTCTGTTTTTTATGTTCATTATTGACGCTTTAATCTGATTGAGAATTAATACCATAGCTCTAGGAGTTTCTTTTTGTCTAGTATCTTCCCAAAAGGCGTTTCCTACCACAAATCCCCGATATTGACCTTTACGAGTATAACGCTTTCTAGTTCCTTGACTGACAAGATGTGCGTGTCTGCCTTTCTCTTTAAAACCGATTAATGCTCCGAATTTTCGTTTCTTGATACGATAACTAAATGACTTCAATAGATTACCACTAACACCTTTTCTGCTTTTCATTCGCTGACGAAGTTTCAGTCTACCCTTGTTCATCAGGTATCTAGCACCTATCTTTAGAGCTGCATCCACTACCTTATGTTGTGTGACCGAATCACCCAATTCCTGAATCGCATCCTTAACACTCTCTAAATTAAGTAATTCTATTTCAATATCTAAATCCTTATTGGTAGCCATCACTTGTTAATTTTTTGAACTGTTATTTTTAAAGTTCTGTCCCAAATATTTTCGTCAATAAACGTTATTTTGTATTCAGTGTCCTTATATACAAGTATATCGGAATCTTGAATATCAGGAAAGTATCTTATTTGAAATACAATAGATTGAGAATCAAACAATTCTTTTGCTACTTCTTTATTTTGACCATTAGATTTTAATCGGTAGGCTCTTAGTAAAGCTATTTCTTTTTTTTCTTTAGTTATCTGCCCTGTTTCACTTTGGATATTCTCATATCGATATATGGTAATGAACTCTCTTAGTAATGCTGCTCTCATTCAGTAACCTCGCTTTCTCGTTTATAGTTCTTATATGGTTGAAGCAAGTATTCAAAACTAAAAGGAATCTTGTACGGAACTGCATTAAAAGATACCCCTTCACGGTTATTATACAAGTTACCACACATTATCTTTATGGCTTGAAGAATCGGGTACGGTAATTGTTCATCCACCACTAAATCACATAACTTCACATTCAAGTACTTTTCTATGATTTCCTGTGCTGCATCAATTTCATCAGCGATAATATAATCATCGGCTTCAAAGTCTATGTACAGATGTTTTTTAATATCTTCTACTGTTACGTATCTCATTTTTAATTATCGCTAGTTTTTTATTTTTATTTAAAATCAAAATTGATAAATGAAAGAGACATCAAATTAATCAATGTCTCAATCATCTATGGTTATATATAGTTATGCAATTTTCATTACAGCAAATGCTTCTTTTCTAATAACTTGTAATGCGATATTGTCGTTAAAGTTAACCTCTGTGATATTCTCTTTTGAACGACTTAAATTGTCTACCACTAAGTCAGGCGCACCAACTTTTTGAATTAAGAAGTTAGAGAATACACCAAATCCGATATAGCCTTCAACTGCATTTGAAACAAGAACAGGATAACCATTCATTTGACCGTTTTCTAATACCATACGACCTGAACCTGCATCGATTGGAGTTGTTTTAAGTTCTGCTTCAACATCAGGGCTGATTACGTAAGCTGCTGTATTATCGAATATTACGTTATTCTTTTTCACCTTTGAAGCTAATTTTACAATGTTTTTGTAGCTGATTGCAGTATTACCAGTTTCAGCAGCATACGCATCCACGAAACAACCCTTTTGTGAGTTAACAGCTTCTTTAGCGAACATTACCTTATTAATCAATTGAGCTTCGCTTTTTCCTGCTAAGTTGATAGCATAATTCACTAAATTAATATCGGCTTCTTTGATAGCCGTATTGCTGAAAGGTAATGATAAACCAACTCTGAAAGGAGTTACTTTAGTTTTGCTAAACTCCAATTTCTGACCTACTAACTCGGTTACTTCACCCTCAATTGACGCTTCAACTGAACTTACTGATGGCATAACAACAGCCTTACCAGTAGTGATTACTTTGATTCCCAATTTGTCAACGATAAGTGCATCTTGCAATGGTTCAAGCAATTCGGTTGCGTATTCACTTCTAACTGCATCCACTTCTGTTGAAGTTGTTTCATTAGCTCTCAAGCTGATTACATTTCCTGCTACGTTATCTAAATCTTCCAATGAACGATTGTTAGTAATAGCTTGCATAGCTACTGCGATATTTTCTTTGAAATTTCTTTTCATATTTTTTTTGTCTGTTTTATTTTGTGTTTCAATTATTTCAGTACTTCTTAATTGTACCTGTA